TACAAATTGGCGTAGAAAAAAGTGGTAATTACGCAGGGGTATTTTTTGAGAAAGCACTCTAACATTTGGCGACCCTTTAATACTTGGGGTATTTATACATTAGGTATAGTAATTAGTTTTAGTATTATATATTCTTTAGTTAGTCTAACACCTTTATAGGAGAAACATTATGTCAGCACTACCCGGAGTTATTGATGTACGCGACAATGTAGGCGTCCCCAGTGTTGGGGATGTTCGTGCTATCGCAACACGAGTGGGCGCACAAGCCACAGCCACTACAGGCACAATTGCAGTAACAGCAAACGCTACTTATGACGTTAGCTTTACGCAACCAGCCGGTACGTCCATTAAAAATATTATTATGATTGCCGCAGGAAACCTTGTAACAGGTGGTTCTTCTGGCGATGATATTGATTTTGATCTTGGCACTGCCGCTGGTGGTGGTCAGATTATTGACGAAAAAGCAATTGCTGACGATGGTGGTAGTGCTGTAACAATCGCCGCGAATACGCCTTTATTTATTGTTGAAAATGGTCTTCCAGCAGTAGCTAATAAGTTTGCAAACATGAGTGGTGGCCCTGCAACTTCAGAGGCTATGACACTTGCCGCTTCTTTGGCAAGCTCTTCAGAGCGAACATTACACATTCGTTTAAAGCCTTTAGCAAGCGACCTAGCAACTGCCGCAACTACAGTTACATTTGTAATTGACTTTATAACGCTACCGTAAAACTATGGCAGAAGAAAACACTATAGTTGATAGTGCAAACAATCTTTACTTTGAATCAGTAGAAGGTGAAGATGGTCTGTCTATCAATGCAGATGCTCAAGTCAAATCAAACCTTGCTGGCCTTATTGAAGCAAGGTTTGCAGACTCTAAGATGGCTAGAGACTCTGACGAAAACCGTTGGATTACGGCGTATCACAACTTCCGTGGAATCTATCCAAAGAATGTAAGATTCAGAGAATCTGAAAAGTCTCGTGTGTTTATTAAAGTTACGAAGACTAAAGTTCTTGCGGCTTTTGGACAGCTTATTGATGTAGTATTTGGTACAGGTAAATTCCCAATTGGTGTGTCACATACTCCTTTGCCTGAAGGCGTTAGTGAGTATATGCACCTTGATACACAGGCGGCTCCCGGTATTGAAACAACTGCACAGCGCGAGGCTCCTAAAGAAATGAGCGAAAGCGGTGCTGGCTTTACTGGGGATGGTCGTGTACTAAAACCCGGAGCTAGAATGAACTCTGGGCAAGGGTTATTTGAAGATCTAGAAAACAACGATCAAGTTACTTTTGTTGAAGGTCCAACACCTATTCCGAATATTCCAGAAATTTCTCCAGCTAAAGAAGCCGCGAGAAACATGGAAAAACTTATTCACGATCAAATTGACGAGTCAGGCGGTTCTACAGAACTACGCAATGCCATCTTTGAGTCTACGTTATTTGGTACTGGTATTGTAAAAGGCCCATTTAATTTTAATAAAACATTACATAGGTGGGAAGATGGAGAAGATGGAAGAACCTACACACCTACAGCGGTGCGTGTGCCAAGGATTGAATTTGTTAGCGTTTGGGATTTCTTTCCTGATCCTAATGCTACAGGTATTGAAGAGTGTGAGTATGTAGTACATCGTCACAAGCTTAATCGTTCTCAACTTAGAGCATTACGAAAAATGCCATACTTTAACGAAGATGCTATTCGTGATTGTATGATGCTTGGCCCTAACTACACAGAAGAAGATTACGAGTACGAACTAAAAGACGATCAGCGTATGTCAGAGATGGGCGCTAGTCGTTTTGAAGTTCTTGAGTATTGGGGTTTGATGGATGCAGAATACGCTAAAGATGTTGGTATTGAACTTCCAGAAGAGGTAGACGTTCTTGATGAAGTACAGATTAATGCTTGGGTTTGTAATGGCCTTGTACTCAGGGCTGTTATTAATCCCTTTACGCCACACCGTATTCCCTACAATGCGTTCCCCTACGAAAGAAACCCTTACAGTTTTTTTGGTGTAGGTGTAGCTGAAAACATGAATGACAGCCAGCAGATTATGAATGGTCATGCAAGGCTGGCAATTGACAACCTAGCCCTTAGTGGCTCGTTGGTGTTTGATGTAGATGAAACGATGCTTGTCGGTGGACAAAGTATGGAAATTTATCCCGGCAAGGTCTTTAGGCGTCAGTCGGGTATGCAAGGCCAAGCTATTCATGGCTTGAAGTTTCCGAACACATCTCAAGAAAATCTGATGATGTTCGATAAGTTCCGACAGCTTGCAGATGAACAAACAGGTATTCCTAGCTATTCACATGGTCAAACAGGCGTACAGAGTATGACTCGTACAGCTTCTGGTATGTCAATGTTGCTTGGAGCGGCCTCGCTTAACATTAAAACAGTCGTAAAGAATCTTGATGATTTCTTACTAAAGCCTTTAGGTAAATCCTATTTTCAATGGAATATGCAGTTCTTTGACGGAGATCTAAAGACTGCTGGTGATTTAGAGATTAAGGCTATGGGTACAAATAGTCTCATGCAAAAAGAAGTAAGAAGTCAGCGGTTGACGATGTTTCTTCAGACGGCTCAAAACCCAGCTATTGCACCGTTCGTTAAAATGTCAAAGCTTATTAGCGAACTGGCGTATAGTTTGGATCTTGATCCTGACGAAATCCTCAACGATCCCGAAGAAGCGGCAATAGCCGCACAGATTATAGGAATGCAAAATAATGTTGGACAAGCAACTGGCGAACAGTCTGGCCCCATTAGTGAACAACCAGACGTTATGGGAACCCTTGAAGGAACACCTTCAGAACCTACGGATGTTGGAGTTACAGGCACTGGCGATGGAAACATCGGAACCGGAGCTGTTCCGCAGGCAGGGGAGAGCGAGTTCTCTGGCTAACCTCCTTACATTAAAAGAACAAGTAAATCAAAGACGAAAGGATAATGACGATGCCCAATGATAATAGAAATAAAACTGAAATAGAAAATTTCATAAAAGATTTTATGGCTAATCAAAAAGCATTGGACAACGCCGCTACTCCTGAAGAACGACAAGAAATACAAAATCGTTTTCAAATATATATTGACGGACAATATGATGAGCCTGTATTGCGACAAGGCTATCAAGCAATAGACGCTATGCGTGAACAAAAAGCTGATGGAGGTTTTCCAGACCTTAATAAAGACGGTAAAGTTTCTTATGCAGATGTGTTAAAAGGGCGTGGAGCTTTTGCTGAAGGGTCTTTACTATCTTCTTTGGAAATGAGCCTTGAAGAAATAGACGATGAAGCAATTGTAAAATTAACAGGAAAAGACCCTAGCCCAGAAAGTAGAAAAGAAGCTTCAGAAATTTTAAAGTTTATGTCAGAAGCTGGAAAAGCTATTCTTGAATTAGACTCATCAAAAAAACCTACTACCCGAAAAGGAATTGCAGAATATAATAAAAAACAAAAAGAACTAACTAAAAAAGTTAATAGATTAAAAGAAGAATTAGGGGGCAGTCAGTTTGCTTCCTTTAAAAATGACGTTTTAAAAGATGCTAAAAGAATGGAAAAAAATGAAGGAGGCTCTTTAATGGTTCCACCAGAAATGATGATGCCTGCTGAAGAACTTCCAGTAGACACCTACGATAACATCAGCCCAGAAGAAGAAATGCAACAGGCTGAAGATATGCTTCCAGACGATGAGATGGAAGAAGAGTACGTAGATTACGTAGCTGAAGAAGTATTAGAACCCGAAGAGCAAGAATATTTATTTAAGGTTCTAGACGAAGATCCAAGACTAGAAGGGATCTTAGATAAGATTATTCTTAATGCAACAGAATTTGCTGGTTCTGGGGAAGTTGAAGGCCCCGGTACTGGCATATCAGATTCGATACCCGCGAGGCTATCGGACGGTGAGTTTGTTATCACCGAAAAAGCGACTGACCAAATAGGCGCAGACAATCTCCAAACAATGATGGATGATGCTGAACGTGCTTTTGATGGCGGTCTTTTGGCTAAAGCAGAAGGTGGAATGCCCGTAGAAGGCATGGAAAGATATGACATGGAAAAAGATGATGAAGATACTCTTCAACGTCAAATGGCATATTCAAACCGGATGCCTAGCTTAATGAACCAATAAGGCTACCTAGAACTCTAGCCCCTTATTATTTTATAACCTTGAGGCCACCTTGTAGTATCAAGACCCTGTGTTAGAAGCGCAATAACACAGCCACCTTGAAGAGACAACAAGCCCCAGAAAGGAGAAGTGACATGAGTGAAGAAGAGCAAGCGAATCCGTACAACGCAAAAAAGTCTTGGCATGAAGATGATGCTGAAACTACTAGCAGTGCAGATTCATTATTTTTTGAGGAACAAGAGGCTACTTCCGAAAATACCGGAACCCCTCAAGATGAAAAGCGTCCTCGTACCAATTATAAAAAAAGGTATGACGATCTAAAAAAACATTACGATACTAAGATCTCTGAGTTTAAGCAACGCGAACAAGAACTAGAGGCTATGGCACGATCTGCTCAACCGCAGTATCAACCGCCAAAAAGTGCTGAAGATCTTGAACGCTTTAAATCAGAGTATCCAGATCTATATGATACTGTCGAAACAGTTGCTCATATGAGAAGCGAAGAGCAGATGAACGCTCTTCAACAAAAGCTATCAGTAATTGAAATGCGTGAGGCAGAAATGTCAAAGCGTGATGCTGAAACGGCTCTCAGAGAGAGACACCCTGACTTTGAAGATATCAGGGGTGATGACAGTTTTCACGAATGGGCTAAGACTCAGCCTGAAGAAATTCAGCGTTGGATCTACAAAAACCCAGATAATGTTGGATTAGCTAGTCGTGCAATAGATCTTTATAAGATGGAAAATAATATTGCTATTAAGAAATCTTCTCGTCCGTCACAACTTTCAAAGTCCAATGCGGCTGATATGGTATCAACAAAGACTACCGGCGTTGAACCACGCGAAGCCAAGATTTGGACACAACGGGAAATTGCTTCCCTGTCTATGGATGAGTATGATCGTTACGAATCAGAAATTGATCGTGCCATCGAAGAAGGACGGGTAGCAAGATAACACTTGTCTTTTTAGGAGATTTTTAACATGGCTTATAACCAATCAGATCAGTACTTTGAGCCGTCTACAGATACAGATGCGAACTTTGGCAACTCTGTAGCGGGTCAGACTAACTCGTACTTCCTTCCTGCTGTCTATTCCAAGAAGGTACTCAACTTCTTTCGGAAGTCTTCAGTAGCGGAAGCAATCACTAACACCGACTATGCTGGTGAAATTACTGCTTACGGCGATACAGTACGTATCATCAAAGAGCCGGTAATCACCGTTTACCAATATGAGCGTGGTCAGGACGTAACTCAAACTAAGTTGACCGATCAGGAAGTCAACCTCGTTGTCGATACGGCGAACGCATTTAAGTTCATCGTTGACGATATCGAAACTTCTATGTCTCATGTCAACTTTAAGGAAGTTGCATCTTCTTCAGCCGCTTACGCATTGCGTGATGCTTTTGATGAGGGTGTAATTGCCACTATGTTTGCTGGCGTTCCTGCGTCTTCTCCGAACCATATCCTTGGTTCTGATAACGCTACTGACTTGGCGGCTGGTACTTTCGACGGTACTGGTAACCTCGACATTGGCTACGCTTCTGGTGAGCATGATCCTATCGACGTACTTTCACACATGGCGCGTCTGCTTGATGAGCAGAACGTACCTGAAGAGGGTCGTTGGTTCCTTGCTAATCCTGAGTTCTATGAGCAACTTGTACAAAGTAGCTCTAAGCTCTTGAGCGTTGATTTCAATGCAGGCCAAGGCTCCATTCGTAATGGTTTGGTAAGCTCTGGTAAGTTGCGTGGTTTTGATATGTACAAGACCAACAACATTGCATCGACCTCTAACGCGGCTGGTAAGTGTCTTGCTGGACACATCTCATCCACCTGTACTGCACAGACTATTGTGAATACAGAAGTGATTCGTGATCCGTCTAGCTTTGGTGATATCGTTCGCGGCCTGCACGTTTATGGTGCTAAGGTTCTGCGTGGCGAGTCAATTGTCTCTGCCTTCTACGGCATCGACTAAAACTAATAGGGGGATGAAATACTCCCCCTTTTATTTTCTGGAGATAAGTAATGCCACAGATTGGAAGTGAACAACAGCCAATTAGAATGAGTCCTAAAAGGACAACTAAGGTAAGCGGTCAGTACCTGAAGTATGAAAACCGTAAAAAATACGAAGATAACTATGATCGTATTTTTAGAAAGAAGGAGAAGACTACATGAAAGACAAGAAAATGTATGGTCATGGTGGTCGAGCTAAAGCTGGACACAGCGGCAATATGTATGGGCGTAAGAAAAAAATGGGCGGCGGTCAAATGTATGCAAAAGGCGGTAGCGTTCAGCCTGTATACGGAAGCACTGTAGCAGATGCTATGCCTAAAGCTGGAGCAAACTAATGACTACTCAAGTTGAAAAACGCGAATACAAGTCTATCCAAGAAAAAGAGCGTATGTGTGCTGAGATGACAGAGAATCAGTTTCCTTATTTAAAGCAAGGAGATCAAAAGTA